CACCCTGGTGCTGCCCTGGCAAGTCTGCTCGCCCCTTTAGCACGTAGGGGGTCCACGGGCCTACCTCCTCTCCAAGGCACAAGATGCACAACCCTAATGAAGCCGTTTATTTAAACTCCTGTCAGCTGTCTAGGTCGTGGTTGTTAGCCACAGTTCACAGCACCCAAGCTTTCTCAGTGCATCCCCTGTTTCAACTCCTGTCAGCTGTCAAGGTCGTAGTTGTAGGCTACAGTTCTCAGCACCCTGGCTCCATAGGTGGGGGGGGTTTTGTGCACCCTGGTGCTGCCCTGGCAAGTCTGCTCGCCCCTTTAGCACGTAGGGGGTCCACGGGCCTACCTCCTCTCCAAGGCACAAGATGCACAACCCTAATGAAGCCGTTTCAATAATCTTGGAAACTACGGCGTCCCTTTGGCGCCTCAGAAATGTTCATCCAAGATTGCAAAGTTGCATGGGACACACACAACTTTGGTTACCAGCGTGCCAGCTGGCACACTGGTTGTCGTGACGGTGGCCAGGTCCCCAGCCTGTGCCACAACTGCTGCTCCAGCACATGCATAATCCGAGGCAGAAGTCTTCATAGCAAACCAATCATTATGCTGTGTGCCGCAAGCGGCCCAGTCAAATGAATTGGTTAACCCGAACCCAGTTGCAGAGATGAATATCATGATGAAAAACTGACCTGAAATAGCAAATCTGGTGTCGCCAGCCTCATCCTCGTAAAACACAGAGTGAGAAGGAGCCACTGGCAAGACTTGATAAAATAGGTCAGTCGCCGTAATTGCATCGTTGTGTCCATACATAGTAAGCACAGATTCATTGCCCGCCACAGGTGTCTTGAGCTCGATGGAGTACTCAACCCACAAAGAGCCAATTGCATCTGTTCCTGCCTGTCCCTGCGTGCATAGATAAACTGTGCCTCCATCCTGCAGACGAAGTTCCTCGTTGTCATCCCGCCCGCCGACGCGCACATATTTAAAACCCGCTGTGCCATTGTTATTGGCATTGGCCGGATTAATGTCTAATGTTGCGCTATCCCACGGGCACACCTGAACGGCGCCAGTTGTGTTCATAAATGTCGTGACGTCATTTGGTGTCTCATCCATTGGATCATAATCAACTGTCGCGCCCACTATGCCAGTAGTAGAAGACGCTGCTGCTGGCACGTAGGTCACATGAGTGGACAACAACTTCCAAAACTCAAAGTTGCTGGCAATTGTTGCTAACCAGGGCCACAGCACTGCTGTACCTGGATTAATTGGATATGCCAGCACACTAAAATCCACACTGCCATTGACCTGGCCGACCATCTCAGAGTGTGTTATCAAAACTGTGCTCTTTGAGCCAAGTCTGGCGGCAGGTTTCGTGACCGCAAAACTGCGAGCGGCAGGCGCAGTGGTGACTCGGGCACGAAACCCCGAGCTCTGCATCAGGCGGGGCTTGCCACGCCTCATGGCCCCCATTGCTCTCAGTCGTAGTGGCGGTGGATTCTGCCCCCGTCTCTGCTGGGTCTTGGCAAGGCCGCGCTTGGACTTGCCAGGAAAGATTTTGTTGCGAATTAAACCCCGTATCAATTCTTCGATCGCGATTCCTACGGCGGCTTCTGTAGCCATGTCGATACCCTTTCATAGTGATGGACTCACCCCCGCATGACGACTGTCAGGTGGACGGGTGTCAGTTGTCAGCTGCACTTCACCACCACCTCAAGGGTCTCAGCGCAGTGCCCCGCCCGCTGCAAGCTCGGGGCACATGGTTTGGATCCTCGTCCAAGACTGGTCGAGGTCCGCACCAACGTCGAGACCACCAGATGTACAAAAAGTCCATCCCATGAGAGCCTGTTCAATCTCCAGTTGCTCAGCAACCGAGACACCATACGCTCTACTAAAACTTGCTCTCGCTTCGTTGGTGACGGGGCGCACTCGAGGTCGCAGATTATGCAACCGGTGCTGCTCAACCGCACACCTCCTAAACATATCATCATCGAGCAAGTCACCAGGGTCAACAGGTGAATTCCGTAACAACGCCTCAGCAAAGGCTTGCATAATTGGCAGGCCCTGTCCCACAGACAGCTCACACCACCCATTTGCTGCCACAAACTTCAAACGATCTTGTGGCACATTGGCAAACTTGGTGCCCGCCAACGCAGTTGACATCACTGTCAGATAATGACGCACCATGCGCCAGTTCTGACCATCAAACACTGGGTGACTACGACAAAAGTTAACCTGTTCGATCGTAGTTGCTATATTCTCAATCTTCATCTCATGGCCAAATTGGAGATAAAAAGGTTTGACTGTCGCCAACGCTTTCTCCAAGTCGTGCTGCTCTAAAAACACCAATAGATCATCTCCGTCATCAAGGAAATCATATCTAGTGGTGAATGAATCCAACCAGCACATGGCCATCAACACTGAGAGTATGCAATTGCCCACGGCTGTATTGAGATCTCCGCTCATCCTCTTGCCTTTGACAAAGTAACAAATGTTGTTTAAAGAGAAACAAACATTATTAATCTGCCACTTCAAATAGTGAGCGAAGTCGCTAGGGAAGCCAGCCATGGCGCAATAAACCCAATGCTCGATCCTAAGCATCTCCACATCAACATGCTTGTCAAATCGCGCTGCGTCAAGGGATATGGCAACAGGATTCTTAAAGGAAGTCCACTTCCTATGAATAAGGTTGCCCCTCTTGACATGATTCATATTCTTCGCAATGCAGCGTCCCACCGATGAATGGCCCCACCTAGTGAGTTTCATTCCGTATAGGGCCCTCTCGACCGGTTTCAACCATGGTGCAATCATGACGTTGAACTCAGCCGATCGATATTGAACCGCACGTGGATCAGGGTCAAACTTGCACCCAGGGTCCAATTTCTCAGATTTGACAAACATCTTGATAAATCCTCGCTTTCGTGGAATTGAGCAGTGTGCTGCATGTACATTCTCCAATGCTTGCAGGTACCGAGCTCGTTTTGAGCCACGATAAGCGTCAATGAACTGGCCTAATGGTTCGGGATACACCCTAGGCATACGCCGCACAAATCTATGGGCCATGTCGCGCACCAATGCTATCCCATTAGGTGTCGGCTGTGGCACAGCCCCGCATACACGCCCCACGATCGTGCGCAGCTCATTGTGTTGACAAGGTTGATGGGTAGTTGTCTGATACAACCCCCAAACAGGTGGTAACGCGACGCGACACAACACCCTCACGTGTTTGCCCTCAACTGGAGGCACAGACAGGACCTTGCATTGCGGCGACAACGCCATTGACAAGTTCCGTCCTGGGGCACACTGTGCCTGTACAATTGCTGGGCATCGTCATTCAGGGGCAAACCTGCCCCCGATCCGTGCATACAGATACTCAGCAGGTGTGCGCATCCTCAATGCGAGTGGCATAACCATGCTGATCTGCTGCTCAATGTCCAGAGGTCCCCATGCTGGTCTGTTGGCTTTGCACCACTCAGTGAGAACATTCAACAGACCTCGCGCAGATGAGGTAGTCCTAGGCCTGAAATTCACAGTGTGAATAGCTATGGCCATAAGACCCTCATCAACGTGATGTTCCGCTGATATCCGCGCTATCGCAACAACTGGGACATAGTCTCCAGTGTAATGGGACCGCAAATACATCCGCACGCTCCCAATTGCCAACCCAATCGTGACAATCGCCCAGATTATTGCCCAGCGTAGGTCAAACAACCGGTACACTGCACTGGGCCAAATCGGGCCCCACATCCCAACACACAACCAATACTCCCGTGACACCAACATGAACGCGAGAAACGCAGCACAAGCCAACGCCATGGACCAACAATAATCCGCCCATGTTGCGTCCATTCCTGCACACGCTGCAGCATCCGCAGCGTTACTGCACCACCAGTTGGCTGAGTACTGCTTGCTCGCCCTATTCCCAATGTGCATATGTGAGCATTGTGGTATCTCATTAAATCGTGAATCCACAGCATGCTTGTAGTGGGCACGATCGCCCACCAAATCCTTCGCTGTGGCACCCGCACCACCAACATATGCTGGCATAAACAACCCAGAAGCTGGTAAAGCACGATTGCCGTGATCAAACCTATCCCCCGGCAAGACCCCGGCAAGATCATGATTAGATACTGGGTCGTCTGTTTGCAAACCCACATCCTGCTCATCAGGATGGTCTGGGTCCTCCAGCTGGCACATCTCAACAGGTGGGGGGATCCCCCAAGGCTGCTCCCCCTCGTCGAGCGGCAACTCAAACTGATCCAAATCTCTTGGAAGTTGTGGTCTGTGCCCGCCAATCCAATTTATACTCGGGTCACGCTCAGCCGGTGCATGATCCTCGCACGCCCAATGTGGGCCGGGCGGATCATGCTTAACATGCCATGCCATGTGTTGTCGCCATTGCTCCATATCACGTGGTGTGACCAACACATGTGGTGGCATCCTCGGTGGTTGTAAGCATGGGTATTGCGGCTCAGATCGCCAACTGGTGACACAACACTCTGGCTCATCAGGCATCTGAACCTCCAACTCGTTCGTGTGGGCGTGGGCTCGCCCACCAGCGGCAGGTCCCCTCCTGCCTCCACGTCGCTCATGTGGTAACCGCGGTGCGCCCTGGTGCTCAGAGCGCTTGGGCACGTACGAATACGTGGGGTGTTTG